CCTCGCCAGGGCCTGCCTGGGTTTCAGTGGCATAGAGACATTTTATACAGAAAACCTGCCGGAAGGTCTGAGCCTTCCCTGCCTTTACTTTCCGCCCGCTGAATCGGATCCCGCATCATGGGCCCTTGACAGCTTTGAGGCCTCCTACAGCATTTACGCAAATATCTTTGCGCCTACAAGGAATGAGGCGTATGGGTATGCTGAAAGAATAGTCCGCGGGATCCTCTTGGAGCGCTGCCGCATCCCGATTTACAGGCAAGACGGCAGCGAAAGCGGAGAGGTTTTAAAGCTTGATAAACCCGCCGCGAGAATTATTGATGAAGGAGCAGCACAGGTCAGCTTAAGGTATCGTTTGCATGTGCCATACAGTACGGATGAGGCGGAATTGGTGCAGCATTATTACATAAAAAACAAATATTACGATTAAGGAGGTTATGCTATGGCGGACAAGAAAAAAGCCCTGCAGACTTTCTCCATTGAGGCGTTGCGAAAAAGCTGCATGAAGCTTTTCGGAATAACGACTTCTACCTTTGATGGAGCCATGGAGGGACAGAAGGGGCCGCTGACGCTGGAAGCGGCGCAGCAGATTATTGAGGCCTGGAAAGGGAAGGCGGTGAAATAAAATGAACAGCGGAAGATTCGACAAGCTGACAGGGCGAATAAGGCCCGGAACCTATATTAACGTAGACTCAAATACTCAACCCGGGATACAGTTCGCCACCAGGGGCAGCGCACTCATACCCCTGGTGAACAGCTGGGGGCCAAACGCCACCATCATAAAGGTTGAGGCTACAGCAATAAGCGCCCATGATGCTGAGTTGGGGGACAGTGTATATAACATCCTGCTTTTGGCCGAGGCGATAAAAGGAGCGGGGACCCTTCTGGTCTATAACATCAACAAGGGGACAAAATCCACTGTCACAAAGACCATACAGGAAGCCACAGAAGAGGCGGCAGCCAGCGTGTTGACGATTACGGCCAAATATGGGGGAACAAGGGGGAATGATCTGAAGGTCAGCAGCACGGCAAACCCGGAAGGCGGGTATGACCTGAAGGTGATCCTTGATACCACCACGGTAGAAGAATATACAGGCGTGGCGGACATAGAGGCGGCAGCAAGCCTGGAAAGCGCTTATGTGCTTTTCGCGGGATCTGGCTCATTGGGGGAATTCGCGGCCTTATCCCTTGCGGGCGGCACTGCCGGTGAAGTGACAAACGCCGATATAAGCGCGATGCTGGACGCAGTGGAGGATGAGCCGGTGAGCTGCATCTGCTTCCCCTTCACCGATGCCACACTGAAGGCTGTGGCCGTGTCGAAGGTGCGTTATCTGAGAGATAACTGTGGCAAGAGCATACAGGTGGTACTTTCAGATTACCCCCAGGCGGATTACGAAGGGGTCATAAACGTGACAAACAGCTACGCCAGGAGTGACGGCGTGGCGTTAACTCACGCCCAGGCCACCGCCTATGTGGCAGCCATAACGGCAGCGGCAACGGAAACGGTATCAAATACCTATAAGGTTGTGGCGGATGCCGATACAGTGGTGGATAAAAAGACCAATGAGGAGGCAGAGGCGGCCATACTCGCGGGAGAGTTTTTCTTCACCCAGGAGCAGGAACGTGTAATTGTGGAGTATGATATCAATTCGCTGCATACCTTCACAAAAACCCGTTCAAAATCATATCGGAAGAACAAGGTGCTGCGGGTTTACGACGCCCTCTCGGATACCTTGAGGCTGACCTTTCCTCCGAATCGTTTCACCAACGATGAAACAGGCTGGAACCTTATGGACGGACTTTGCCAGACCATACTCCAGTATTATCTGGATGAAAGCGCCATAAAGAATGTGGATATAGCCAATGACTTAAAGGTCAACCGGGGCGAGTGCGAGGGCGACAGCGTGTACTTTGACGCGAGGATCCACGCGGTAGACGCGGCTGAAAAGCTGTACTTTACCGTTATTACGGACTGATGAGGGGGTGAGGAAATATGGCTGTAGATTTGAGGAATCACATAGATTGCTCCCTTGGGGAGGCATTTATAGACGGGGAAAAGTGCATGGACGCCGTGAGCTTTTCCGTGGTGTTTACGCCTGTAACGTCTACCACAAAGACCCTTGGACATACCGGTGAGGATACCCGCTGGAAGGGCCATACCATAAGGGTGACCTTGAGCGAATACCGTTCAACGGACTGGATAAAACAGGCATTAAAGAATTATCTGGAAAACAATGTCACCCCGGCCTTCACCTTCCAGGGGGTCTGCACTGATACCAATTCGGATTATTACGCTGATTATGGCGGGCAGACTGTCACCTGTACCGGATGCGTGCCTACAGGGGATATAACGGTTTTAACCCAGGATGTAAACAGCGATTTTACACAGGATACCATTACCTTTGCCTGCAAGGACATCAAGTTCAGCTAAGCATATCGGTAAAGCAAAAAAGAGGGGCGGTTTTACGCTCCTCTTTAACACATGTATTAAGGCCAGGAGGAAGCATATATGGCAGAAATGTCTTTGGCGTATTTCATGAAGGAGAGCAATAAGGAGAGGGAGATAGTAGAAATCCCCGGGGTAGACTCCTATAGAGATAAAGACGGTAACATTATCCCCTTCAGGGTAAAGGTACTCAACCAGAAGGAGATAGACAAGATTTATGAGAAGTGGCGGAAAAAAGAGATAGTAAAAGAGAAAAACGGCAGGCCCCTGGTGGACAGAGGAAGCGTTGTCTATGACAATTCCTTGGACGCCAACAGGGCACTGCGGGATGTTATCGTGAACGCACTGGAATTTCCGAACCTTAAAGACGAAAAACTCCGCAAGTTTTATGAATGCGAGGATGTCACAGATATGCCCCTATTGGTCTTTCCAAAGCGCAGGGAATACGATCAGGTGGTTAGGGATGTTTTGTCAGTGCTGGGCATAGGGGAAGACGAAGAGCCGGAAGAGAAAGACCGCGTAGAGGTGGAAGAGGCAAAAAACTGATTAAATCCGATGGACTGGCGGCGTGGGCTCACGTTCTATGGCAGAATAAGGGGCTGCGGATGGAGGAATTCTATCGGATGGAGAAAAGACTGAGACATCTATACATAGCTTCCGAACTTGTGGAGGCTGAGAGACGGCAGCAAAAGTAAGGATATGCAAAAGGAGGGCCGCATGGCAACGGGCACAGCATTGACAGTTAAATTACAGCTTGTAGATGAACTGAGCGCAAAGCTTGCCCAGGCGGCCAGTGCCGGGGAGCGGGCGGCGGCCAGCGTGGAGAGGCTGGGGCAGGATGCGGATAAGGCTTTAGGACAGCTGACTAACGGCTCCGGGAATTTTGAAAAATCAATGCGCTCCGCTTCAGATGCGGCAGGAGACCTTACGGATGATATAGACAAATTCGGAAACGCCTTGTCAGAACAGGCGGATGCAGGGCGAGAAAGCGCCGAGAGCATAGACCAACTGGGGGAGAGCGCGTTGGAGGGCAGCGAGGACACCAGGGAGTTGAGCAATTCGGTAGAAGGCCTGGGGAGCATCCTTGCTACCGCGGGGATCGCCATTTCTATCGGGGCTATAGTGAGTTCGTTGGGAGAATTTGTAAGCGCCTCCAGCGAGTTCGAAAGCTCGCTGGCAAAGGTCAGCACCATAGCGGATTCATCTTCAAAGTCCATGGATGAGATCAAAACAAGCATTATGGCGCTGTCACAGGATACGGGGATAGCCGTTGCCGACCTTTCCGAATCAGTGTACAGCGCCCTTTCGGCGTCAGTGGACACGGCCAGCGCCGTGGAATTTACAGCTCAGGCCAATCAGCTGGCGGTGGGCGGCTTTACTTCTGCGGCTACCGCGGTGGATGTGCTGACCACAGCCATTAACGCATACGGCATGGAAGCTTCGGATGCATCTGACATAGCGGATCGGCTTATCACAACCCAGAACCTGGGCAAAACTACAGTGGATGAACTTGCGGCCACCATGGGCCGCATTATACCCACGGCTTCAGCCTTCGGGGTAAACCTGGACAATCTGTCTGCCTCTTATGCGATATTGACCGCAAACGGCATACAGACGGCATATGCCACCACATACTTAAGCAGCATGATGGGTGAATTGGCGGACACAGGTTCGAAGGTATCTAAAGCCCTGGGGGAAATGACAGGCAAGACCTTTACCCAGCTGATGGAGGAGGGAAACTCCCTGGGGGATGTGCTGCAAATGTTGAGCAACGCCGCCGGGGGAGATGCGGTAGCTTTTGCCAATATGTGGGGCAGCATGGAAGCCGGAAAAGGAGCCGTGGCCATCGTCAATTCCGGCGCGGAGAAATTCAACGAGACCCTGGGGAAGATGGAGCATTCGGCAGGCGCGGCCAACTCTGCCTTTGAAACCATGTCCGGGACTTCGGAATATGCTTTTGCCAGGATGGAAAACAGCGCGAATAACTTAAGCATTGCGTTAGGAGACGCCTTATCCCCCATGGCTAGGGCTGCTGCTGAAGTGGTCAGCGGCCTGACGGACGCCATCACAGACTTTGTGCAAGAGAACCCCGGCGCGGTGCGGGCCCTTACAGCGGTGGCCATAGCTACAGGCAGCGTATCGGCCGCCATAGCCGCATATACGGCGGCCACAAAGATAGCTGCCGTTGCCCAGGCGGCTTTGAACACTGCTATGGCCGCTTCTCCTATAGGCATTATGGTGACGGCGATAGGAGCCCTTACCATAGGCATTATGGGGCTGACAGCTTCCGCAGAGGATACAATAAACATAGAGGAACGTCTTACAAGCAAATCCCAGGAATTGTCGGATTCCATAGAACGGCAGGAGGGAAGGGTAGCCTACTTGTCCCGCCGTTATGGGGAATACAGCGATCAGGCGGTATCCGCCAGGGTCAGTCTGGAGGAGATGCGGGAAGAATTTGAGCGCACTGGCGAAACCATAGGCCAGATGAATGCAAGAGTTGACGAGAGCATTGCTAAGGCCAGAGAGTCCAGGGAAGCGTATTCCGACACTCTTAAGGCCATCAATGACGAATCAGGAGCCTCCTTGGTACTGGCTGAAAGGCTGGAGCGTCTGGCGGATTCGGCAGAGCATTCCGAAGAAGCTCAGAAACTCGCTCAATCCATGGCTGAAAGGCTTTCTCAGCGTTACCCTCAGTTAGGGTTGGAATATGACAACATGACCGGCAAGGTCAACAAGAGCGCCGAGGCCATAAAGAAGTACGCAAAGGAACAGGCAGAAGCTGCCCGACAAGAGGCGGCCGGAGAGCATTACATTG